CCTTACCAAACTTTACTTTGCCTCTGAACTGGAGAACCTATGACACTAGAAGAAATGAAGGCTGAATTTGAAGAAGCCGAGGCTGATTACATTAGGCTTAAACTGGAATATGAGCAAGTGCAGGTGAATTTCGCAAGGACTGAGTTCGATCATCGTAAAGCCATGAAGCGTTACTTCTCTGCCCGATATAATTATGACAAGGCCAAAAATGGCATCTTCCTGGACATCTAATGCTTACGATCAGTAACCCTAAAACCTTCGATTGGGCCAACATGGATCTGGGTGATTGTATGGAAGGCAACGCTGCCGACACCTACTTCACCTTGAAGCTTTACGATCTGGTTATGGAGCGCCTTGATGAAAGGGCTATCAAGTTGCTAGAGTTTGTTCTTATGCCTAGCTTGGAAAACTTCGCGGAGATGGAGTGGGTAGGTTTAGACGTTGATCGCAGTGCTCTTGAACTAGTAGGACGCCAACTAAAAGGTGAGTCTATGAATCAGGAGGATATATTGTTGGGATGTAAGGGAGTAACTACTGCTGATAATATGTCCTCTAATACTGACCTGCAACACGTACTGTACCTCAGAGAGGGGGCTATGGAGTTATATCCTCCTGATCGAACCGATAAAGGCACACCCTCTGTGTCTGCGCCTACCCTAAAAGTACTTTTGGAACAAATTAATCAGGAGCTAGAGAGTCGTGGGTAGATGGAATCACAGGGATGAGGGTAAGAGAATCTCCAAGGCTGTTATCTCAGAGAAGAGTACTGAAGACCTTCAAGAGGCTAAGAAGTTTATTGAGGGTTTGTTGTCTTTGAGGAAAGCAGAGAAACTATCTAAGACTTATGTTACGGGAACAACTAACGCTATTGCGTATCACGAGATGGAGAAATTATTCGTAGATTTCCGGTTTGATGGAACGGCTACTGGCCGTCTGTCTTGTGCGTCCTACAACGCACAGAAGCCTATGGGTGTGTCGTTTCACACTCTACCGCGTGAGACGGAGAACAACATCCGTGACCTGTTTGTAGCACCCAAGGGATGGGACTTCCTTGCGGCGGACTATAAGGCGATGGAACTACGGGTCTTGGCCCATATTGCCAGTGAGTTTCAAATGCAAAAAGCATTCCGTGAGGGCGCTGACCTTCACACTTACACTGCCCAGCTACTGTTCGAGAAGCAGGAGATCACCAAGGAGGAGCGACAGATTGCCAAGGCTGTCTCCTTCCTTATTGTGTATGGTGGTGGTGCCTTCAACCTAGCGGAGACGGTAGGTATTTCCATGAAGCGAGCGGAGAAGATCATTGAGAAGTACCAGCACGTTTATCCTGGAATCTTTACGTATATGGATCGAGTGAATAAGCTTATTCTCTCTAACCATGAGGCATATACTATCTTTGGACGTACACGTAAGCTGCCTAACGTAACTAGCCATGACAGGGCTACACGGGATAGAGCCCTTCGACAAGGACTAAACTTCACCATCCAGTCTACGGCATCTGACATCCTACTGTGTGCTCTACTGGGTATCTTCGAGGACTTCCGTAAGGAAGGCATGGAGGCTAGACCTGTAGCTACCGTCCACGACTCAATTGAGGTTGTTTGTCCCAAAGAAGAGTCTAAAAAGGCATTAGAGATCGTCTATCATAATATGGTTGAGTATCCCGTCATCAAAAAGGTGTTCGGGTTTGAGTTCGCAATCCCTTTTGGGGCTGACCTAGAGATTGGCTCTTCGTTTGGTAATGTACAGCACGTAGAAATTGAAGATGGAAAAGCAAAATATCCTTGATCATGGCTTCATCGAATTGATGAACCACACTCCTGATGGAGACCTACTCGTCGTAAACGCGGCCCGCTGCTCTTTTGATAAGGAGCACAAAGTATTTGATGAAAAAGGGGATACTAGGTTGATTAATTACCTAGCCCGTGAGAAGCATCTGCTGCCCTTCAGGCATCCGAATGTTACATTTAGGATGCATATGCCGCTGTTCGTCGCCCGTCAATTGGGGAAGAGCCAAGTCGGGTTTTCGTGGAGTGAGGTGTCTAGAAGGTATATTAAAGGAGAGCCTGAGTTTTATACTCCTAAAACAATTAGAGCTAAAGCAGATAATGTCAAGCAAGGGTCTTCTGATGAGAAACATTGGAATAATACTTATCTGAAGATGGATATGAAAAGCCATCAGAAAAAGAGCGTTGATCTGTACAACCAAATGCTGGTACAAGGAGTATGTGCAGAACAAGCAAGAGCAGTCTTACCTCAGTCTATGTATACAACCTGCGTAACTACTGGCACTCTCCTAGGTTGGCATCATCTTTTCACTCAGAGGTCTGACCCTCATACGCAATGGGAGACGCAAAAATACGCTAGGGCTATTGATTTTATACTGAGTCAAGTATACCCTATTAGCTGGGGAGCTTTATGCGAACACTCCTGAAAAAGACGTTAGTAATTGGAGATCTACACTTCAATCACACTCCTCAGGGTCTGCTTGAAGCTCAAAAGAAAACTACTATTAGACTTCTAGAAGAAGGTAAATCTAAGGGATGCGATAAAGTAGTCTTCCTTGGGGACCTGATGATGCATCGCCGCCCTCGACCCAGCGTTCTGTTGGCGTTGAAGGAGGTGGTGGACTGGTGTAGCGATAATTTTGTTTCTACCTATATAATTAGGGGGAATCATGATTCGGAGAATAGGAATGATGATGGAGTTACTGCTCTTTCTCTTCTAAAAGCTCCCAATGTAAACATTATTACTCATACCTTTGAAGACAGCACTTTACCCTACACTTTTATTCCTCATTATGAGGATGAAAAAGTTATTACTCAATGTCTTGGCGAAGCCTCTCCTGGTAATATTGTATTTGGGCATTTCGGTTACGTTGGGTGTCTCAATTCTACTGGGGACGCTGATTTTGGTATTCCTATTGCTTCTTTTAAAAACTTGTCTATTCTTGGACACATTCATAAGCATGGAGGAGAAGGAAATGTCTCAGTCTTGGGAACCCCCTACTCGACCAACTTCGGAGAAGCAGGTAAAGACTGTTGGTATGCAGTTATTGAGGAAGAGAACCTTTCAGTAGATTACTACCCTATTGATTTCGGAGTAAGGCACCTTGTAGTAAATTACAAGGATATAGAAGATAATCTAGACTGGATTAATGATACTCAGTATTTCACTATGCTACGCATCAAAGTACACTCCATATATGATGCTGATGAGGGTATGGCTGATCTAGTTGACAAGTTAGATGTTGCTGGGGTTGAGGTTAAATACGTTCCGTTTACTGATGAGCGCGATGAGTTTATGCCTGAAGTGGGAAAAGTCTCCCTTGAGGTTACTGATGACTTGATTGATTCTTATATCAACAACACTCCTACTAAAATTAATAAGGAACTACTATTAGAGGGCCTAAAGCTTATTCATGAAGATCAAGAGAATAGAAGTAAATAATTTTTACTCCATCAAGGAGGTCAAGTGGGATATCGAGAAGCTGGGGAATGGTCTTGTTCTTATTGAAGGTAAGAATAAAGACACTAACGCATCCAACGGAGCAGGAAAATCAGTACTGATTGAGTCTTTAGTTTGGGGTCTGTTCGGACGCACTATCAGGAAGTCTACTGAGGAAGCCTTAATAAATAACCGTAGCAAGAAGAATTGCACGGTCAAAGTGTTCGTAAATGATCTGATTATTGAGCGTGGCAAGCGTCCTACTACCCTCAAGCTGTGGAAGGGGGAGGAGGAGCTTACGCAGGATAACGGACTAAACACTCAGAACCTGATTGATGAACTACTAGGCACCAACTACAAGGTGTTTTTAGCCTCAACTGTGTTTGGTCAGTCCAACACTACGGAATTCCTTACAGCCTCTCCTGATGATAAGCGAACCATCATAAAGAATTTCCTGAACTTAGATAGCCTTTTTTCTAAGAGAGACTCTGTGAAAGCTTTGAAGTCTGATTACAATCAAGGTAAGAAGGCGTGCGATGCTGTTATCAAGGAGTTAGAAATTAACCAAAAGACCTATCAAACAGAGATCGACATGATTAGCGACTCTCTCCAAAGCATCGACAAGGAGAAGCTGGACTTACTTAGTTCTATGACCTATGACGAGGTAGCCGCTGTAGAGGAGCACAATCGAGAAGTAGCGTGGAAGGTAAAAGATATTGCGTTGCTTATAAAAGGCGAGCAGAGACGCGCACAGAAGCTTGAGAAGGATGCTAAGGCTAAGTCCTGTCCCACTTGTGGTTCTGATATGCAGGAGGGTATGGATCCTGAGGTTATGGACGCTCGTATGGCTGAGTTTGACGCTAAAATTATTGATCTAGGGGTTGAGCTAGAACAGGTTAGCAATACTCATAAGCCTGAGCGTATCAGTTCTAGGGAATATATGAAGTTGCGTGACGCCGCAGCCCAGGATGGTAAGCGAGACTTCCTCCAACGTCAGCACGACAAGGTATCCGAGCGTATCCAAGAGCAGATGGATATGAGGAATGATTTCAATACCAACTACGAGATCATGAAGTTTTGGGAGAAAGCCTTTTCTGAGCAGGGAGTTGTCAAGTATATTATTAGAAATATTCTAGAGTACTTTAATGCTCAGGTCAATTATTATTTGTCTCATTTGACTCACGGAAAGTACACAATACAGTTTGACGAGGCACTCAACGAAACGATAATGACTCGTAAAAACGTCCTTCATTATATTTCTATGAGTGGGGGCGAGAAAAAGAAGGTGTCTCTCTCTGTAATGTTAGGATTACAGGCTTTGCTTAAAGTATCCACTACTGAAGATAGCAACGTAGTTTTCTTTGATGAAATTGCAGAAAGCTTAGACGCTGATGGTATGAATGGACTATATAATCTACTATCAGAACTGAAGAAAGAGCGTACTCTTTTCGTTATTACACACAATACTTACTTAAAATCCCTAATGGGAAATGCTAAGGTCGTTACCGTAACCAAGACCAACGGCACCTCCAAACTAACGGTAAAAAACAAAAATGGCAAACATTCAACTTGATCCTCTTGGACAATCAATTTTCGAGTCTCGTTACGCTTACCCTGGCGAAACTAAGTGGTCTGAGCGAGCTAGGGTAATCGCTAAAACTATTGCATCAGCAGAGCTAGATGTAGACAAGGAGAAGGTTGAGCAGTCGTTTTACTCTGCTATTGGCAGCGGGGACCTTATTCCTGGAGGTCGTATTATTTTTGGTGCTGGCCGTAACCGTGGCCGTCATAATCTGCTCAATTGCTACGTTATCATTCCTGAGGACGACGTAGACAGTATTGGTAAGACGGTTCAGGACATGTATCGCATCTCCTGTGCTGGTGGTGGTGTGGGTTTTAACGTATCCAAGATTCGTCCTAAGGGCGACAACATTGGTAGCGTTGCTAACTCTGCTCCTGGCGCAGTCAGCGTTCTTAAAATGATCAATGAGGTAGGTGAGCACGTTCGTGCTGGTAAGAATCGCCGCACCGCTCTTATGGGTATCCTTAATGTTAATCACCCTGACCTGCTTGAGTTCCTCTCTGTAAAGCTAGACCAGGGCCAGCTAAACAACTTCAACATCTCCGTTGCTATCACCAACCGATTCCTTGAAGCTGTTGAGCTTGATGAGGATTGGTTCTTCACTCACAACAGCAAGGAGTACCACCTTTACGATGTCGTCCGAAGCAGCGACGGAGAGCTTATCCGCGTTGTAGGTACGGATGAGGACGACGCTATGGCGCGTGCTAATAACTTCTACAAAGAAATGTGGACTGATGAGTTTGTTATGCAGGGCAAGCGTAACATGAAAGCCAAGGAGCTTTGGGACGTTATCTGGAAAAACTCTGTAGAGTCAGGTGACCCTGGAATCTACAACATTGACCTAGCTAATAGTTACACTAACGTCAGCTACTTTGAGGACTTGGATAGTACTAACCCGTGCGGCGAGATCTCTCTTCCCAGCTACGGTAACTGCTGCCTATCCAACATTAACCTGGATAATATGGTCCTTGAGGATGGTAGTGATCTGGACTGGAAGCGTCTGGCTAGAACTGTTCGTACTGGAATCCGTTTCCTAGACAACGTGCTTACGGTCAACACGTTCCCTACGGACGAGTGCCGTGTGGTTGCTGAGCGTAGCCGTCGAGTTGGTCTGGGCGTCACTGGTCTCCACCACATGCTCATCAAGCTAAATCTTCGCTACGGTGATGAGTCTTGTCTTGAGTTCTTAGAGCGTCTCTTTGGTACGATTAGGGACGAGGCATATAAGATGTCCATCTACTTGGCTAGGGACAAAAAGCCGTTCTCTGCTTTTGATTCTAAGAAGTACCTTTCTGAGGATTTTGCACGCACACTTCCCGCGCGTATCCGAATGCTCATTAAGAAGCACGGCATCCGTAATGCGGTCATGCTGACCATTCCTCCGTGTGGAACAACTTCTATGCTATTTGGCCTGTCTTCTGGCATCGAGCCGATCTTCAGCGCCATGTATAACCGTCGCTACCGTGAAAACAATATCTGGAAGGAGAGCCTTGTAGTTGACCCACTGTTCCAGAAATACTACGACGAGGGTAAGGATGTAATGTCTTTTGTTGGAGCTATGGATGTTACTCCTGATGAGCATATCAAAGTACAGGCTACCATTCAAAAGTATATCGACTCTTGTATTAGCAAGACGATCAACCTCCCTTCTGAAACCACGCCTGACGCTTTCTCGCAGCACGCTCTAGACTTTGCTCCCTACTTGAAGGGTCTTACAGTCTATAGGGCAGGAAGTAAGGCTGGAGAGCCTTTGGCTGCTATCCCCCTTACTGAGGAGAACGTCCGTAAGTATATGGGTAATAAGAACGATACAGCAGTAGCTAGTGGAGACTCTTGCTCCATGAACGGAGGTGACTGCTGATGGCGTTTATGGAGTGGATTTGCCAAGAGTGTAATATTTTTTGGGAGAGAGAATGTCCCGTAGGAAAAGCTCCTGATAGGACTAGGTGTCCTAAGTGTAAAACTTTATCTGACCGTTACTTCGGTAATCAAGGCGTAAATGTTTCTTGGGGGGATGACACAGACTTTCATTCTCACAGAGCACGCATCAAGAAGTTTCAGGAGAAGGGTTATGATAAGACCGCAGGAGATCGCTGGTTGAATAGGAATATTGCCGCTACTAAAGATGCTATGAACGATGAATCGTTTCGCTACAAACCTGCTAATTTAAATTACGAAAATATGGCTAGAGACGGCAAGGTTAAAAAGCTATCGAAAGAAGAGGCTCAGAAAAAGATGGATAGAGCCAAAAATCTGACAGAGAAAGCCTATGATGTAGCGAACAAGCAGGGCCACAAAGACATCGGCTCTACTAAACTAGATGTAACTAAACCACAAAAGCAGCAGTAATGGCTTACGAATTCAGCGACAATATTCAACGAGCGATTCTTTACTACCTAAAAGGAAGTAAGGACTTTTATCACCAGATTGTAAATCTTGTAGATCCTGATTACTTTGAGTTTCCTTCTCACGCCAAGATTTTTTGTGCGGTACGGGACTACTTCGAGGAGTATGGAAAACTACCTAACGACGACTTCATTCTTCAGGACCTCAAGAAGGTTCTTGGTGTTAGGGAGTCGATATCTGAGTACGAGGACGAGCTTGATCTAATCAACAATCTAGATGAGCGTACAGCGGATAACCCTGAGTACATTCTTGATCAGGTGGAGTTGTTTGCTAAAAACGAGGCCATGAAACAGGCAATCTCAGACTCTATCCTTCTAGTAAAGGAAGATAGGGTTGAGGAGATCGAGTCTGTGGTAAAGAAGGCGCTTCTTATTAGCCGTGATGTTGATACGGGTCAAAACTACTTCGGAGACTTTAGTCAGAGGTGGGACCGCACGTTCAATAAAGAAAAATCAGACAAGTATAGGACCGTTCTTCCTGCTTTAGATAAGTCTCTAGAAGGAGGACTTGGTAAGAAGGAACTGGCTATGGTTATTGCTCCCCCTGGTGTAGGTAAGTCGCTGTATCTAGTTAACCAGGGAGTTCAGTCGATGATTGAAGGCAGAAAGGTCCTATACCTTTCACTGGAAATGAGTGAGGATAAGATCGCGCAGCGGTTCGACTCTGTAATGACACTTGTTCCCCAATTCAAATTGAAGAAGGAGTCTACTGCTCTTACAGTCAAAGAGCGTCTTGGTATGTTCCAAGATGAGTTTCCTGGTAGCGACCTGAGAATTAAGGAATTTCCTACTGGCACAGCTTCAGCAAACACTCTTCGTAACCTTTTGGTTCAGATGAAGAACTATGACGATTTTGAGCCAGATCTAGTCATTATCGACTACCTGGAGCTACTTCGACCTACCCGTAACATTGAGGCAGAGTATCAGGCCCAGCAAAGGGTGGCGGAAGAGATTCGTGGGGTGGCTATGGAGCACAACATCCTTATTTGGACGGCTACCCAGACTAACCGTCAAGGACGCATGGTAAAAGTAATTACTGACGCTGAATTGGGTGATTCTTACGGTAAGATCAGGACCTGTGATTTTGCTATTTCCTTAAACCAATCAGAGGAAGAGTTTGATAATGGGACAATGAGGGGTTTTGTTGTGAAGTCTCGTAATGGACGACCTAGGTTCTTAGTTCCTATGAGGGTCGATTACGGTACACTTCGCATGAGCGAGGGAGAGGAAATGTTTGATAATGAATAACCTTTTTTCCAAATTAGAGGAAGAGGGTGTTAATGAAATTCTCGTAGGGTATAGGACTTACAAACTAACTATAAAGAGGGGCTTGAAGCTTCATGACGATAAATGCTTCGGCATGGTAGATTTCGACATCGGTGTCTTATACTTGGAAAAAGACATGGATTATGAAACTGCTAGAGAGACCCTCATCCATGAACTAACGCATATTGCCTTAGAACTGGGTGGGCTTGGTGGGGATGAAAATCATCAGGTGGGTCCATATACCAATGAGCATATAACTACTGTTTTGGCAAGAAACTGGTTGTCTCTCATGAACCTCAACCCTAAACTATTTAGTATAATAAATGAAAGACCTTCAATTAACTGATATACAGACTTCAAATCAATTACTTTCTGATGTGAAAGTTACTAGCGTCTACAGAGGGGGGTTCTGGGCTTTTGCTTACTTTCCTCAATACTCCACCAACGTAGTCCAAGGGGATACTTCCTATTTTCGTATAAAGGAAACCTTTGGTCTCCACCTTGTAGGAGCTTCTAGGGCGGATAAACCTCTTTATCGTGGTTATCCTGGGGATTACATTGCAGTAGGCCAAAACGGGGCATATAGCTTGGTAAAGAAAAAAGAATACGACATTATGTTTTCTCCTTTAAATAACGATACTTCGGACAATAACGTCAACAGCAACTCCCTTAAAGACAAAAAATATATTACTTCTATAGTAAAAAACTACGAAGATTGAGCTATAATATTTGGCTATGACAAATATTGACCAATTACTAGCAGACTTTAACTGGGATAATTTTAGAGAGCTTTCTGATTCTCTTGCTGAGGTAAATTCTGATGACCTAGACACTGTGCTATCTGAACAGGCTTCTTTGTACTCTTATTACAGCGGACTTATGGCCGCTTCCAAGCGTAAGCTAGGATCACTGGAAGCTAACCTAAATCGCTTGAGCGGCTCTGTTAGATCAAGTCTCAAAAAAGGATCTTCCGTAAAGTTGACTGCCAAAGACCTCGATGACCTAGTTTTTTGTGATGAAGAATATATTTCTAAGAATGACGAGGTAATTGAGGCAACCTTTCACTATGATGTACTTAAAGGGTTATGCCGTGCCCTTGAGCACAAGAAAGACATGCTTGTCCAACTTAGCTCTAATCGACGCGCTGAAACTAAACTATACAACTAAACCTAACTTATTTACTATGGCTATTGACCTAAACAAACTAGCAGCGAAACACGCTGAACTAAACGGGGGCGCTCGCGTCCAAGGCAACGCAGACTTCCTTTCCAAATTTTTTCAGGTTCCCGTAGGCACCTCCGCAGTCCGTATCCTGCCTCCAGCAGACGAAGACAAGGAGTTTTACGCTGAGACCAGAATTCACCGCATCGCTGGTCCTGATGGACAGAACCGTAATGTCCATTGCCTAAAGACTCATGGAGAGAAATGCCCTCTTTGTGATGCTTATTACGAGCTTTGGGATCAAGTAAACAGCGGCAAGCTGTCTGAAGAAGACGCAGAGAAAGCAAAGTCTCTTGCAAACAAGATCCGTGCCCGTGAAAGGTACTACATTAATATTCTTGATCGTAATTCTGAAGATGTGAAGATTCTTTCTATCGGCAAGATGCTTTTCAACAAGATTATCTCCACTATGCTTGATGATGATTACGGAGATATTTCTGATGTGAATGAGGGCTTTGATTTCAAGATTATTAAAGAGCAGGATAGTCCCCGTGATTGGCCCAAGTATGACAAGTCTGCCGCTCGTCCTAAGTCTACTCCTCTAGGTACGGACCAAGAGATCTCCAGCATTATGGAATCTCTCCATGATATTCATGGTCTAGTGAAGAAGGAGGAGTATGAGGATGTCAAGAAGGTTGCTATGCAGGTTCTTGGAGTCCCTGATCCGTCTGAGATCGTCCCCACAGAATCAGCCGAGGTTGCTGATACTGGTGATTACCTTTCTAAAATGAAAAGCTGATATGAAAAATGTTATCCTAACCATTGTAGCTAGTCTCGTTATCATGACGGGCTTTAGCTCTTGTAAATTTCTTGGTGATCTCTTCGGAGAAGACACCGTGCTTACCACTACGACTCAACTCGTAGAGGGAGCGGAATCAACCCCCGTTCCTTATGACCAGCTTCCTGGTACTATCAAGGAAAAGCTTCCTGAAGGTACTGAGCTTGTTATGGCTGATAAAGAAGACCTCCGTCCAGAGGCAGC